TGCGGAAAGAATTTCTGCTCCCAAGTCTTTTGTTGTATCCGGAAGACCAATCCTTGGTTTTTTTGGGTTACGTAGTCCCTTGTATCGAGGCTTGTCCTTGACACACCCTAACTCTCTTGAGACCCTGGATACTATCCAGAGGAATCGTTTTGAGAAGGTTGTAGATCACTTGGGTTCGACGAACCCAGTCATCTCCAAATGACCTAACAAGAGGAGTTCTATCCTCAGTTAAATCACTCAGCGCATGGAAAAGTGGTGCTCTGGAGATTCCAGTGCACACATCCAAGGCGTCCCCCACCATCCTCCACGCGTGGACTATGGCAGAAGCTCGATCCGTCGGATCGAGAGTTAGCACTGAATCCATGATCTGGTTGAGCCTCTCCGAGGCATCCGCCACTTCACGTTTCCAGTGAGGCTCCGCGGTACCGTACCGCGGAAGCCCTGTTATAGGGTCACGGCCCATCCAAATCGGATAGGCCTCGAGGTCCATGGTGGGTGAACCAAAAATGGGCGTGTATACTTCCTCCAACACTGGCCAGAAGGCTTTGTGAAGGAGAGAGATACTATCGAGAGCAGACTTATACTGTACTTTGTACCGTTGAGTCCGCGGTCGATACTTCAGCCCCGTTCGCAACGCAAACTCCTCAGAAAAGAAAATATCTGGGAAGTAAAGCGCCATGAACTTAGGTGGCTGGTGACGGACCATCCCGACATCCGTATCGACGATACGTTTGCCCTTGGCTATCTTTGTATAAGGTAACCAATGGTAAGGGATGTTAGGTATTGTGACCCAGTTTCGCCCAATTCGAGAACTCCTTGGAAGGAATCCAGTTTGGGTTATTCCTCGGTACCACTCTGTCCAATACTGGCCAGCAGTGGTGAGTGACTCACATGCACGTTTAGCCTCATCGGTAATCATCTTGATCACCGATATGGCAAACTGAATGTTGAGTTCCACAAAAGGTTCTTCGAACCCTTTCCCTAAGTGGCCCTGATTCCCGCCTAGGGCCTCTACCCTATTGGCTAAAGCCAGTAGAAGAGTCTCACAGCCGGTATCTTGGTACCCGAGTCCATCTAACAGACGGACGGAGGTAGCAAGAGAAGTAATCAGAGCCATCTGGGAAATCTTCCCTAATTTTCCTTTGTTCCATTCCGCAATTTGAGAGATGTAATCTTTCTGTTGCAGAAGAGAACGAAGGAATCTCGACATTTTAGGATATGTCGCGCCATCAGAACACCAGCCTCTACGGAGACTTCGCATCGCGAATTCAACACGCTGAGACGGTGTCACTATGCCCATCTCCTCCTTCATTGAGTGTGGTGAAATATTCACTGACTCTAAGAAGTACTGAGATGCAAAGGAAAAGACTTTCCCTACCATAGTTTTAGCTGGTGACGTAGGTACGCAAAGATCTTTCGTTACCGAAAGATAGCAGTCAGCGACGTCCGAGTTGGCGGTGACATTGTCATCTCCGAGGATACGATATCCTTGGAACGTAAACGGATCTACTCCGGCACGACGTGCCGAGAAGAGCTCTATTGCATGATGTACAAGTGCCATGGACGCCCATGAGGACAGTGTCCCCATTGGTTGCCCACGGTTGTACTTCACATCCTTTCCCCAAAGGGAGGAATGAAATAGATTTTTCCGCTTAGGACCATCACGCTCATTCCGAGATTTTTTAGGTTTCGGAATGTGGAACCAACGATCAGTCATCAAACACATCCATATGTTTGAAAGGCGTTCGCCAAGAATTGGCCGGAGGACCGCGAGATAAAGATCTTGCGGTATCATGTCAGTTGCAGACTTAAGATCGATACTATATACAGTATCTTTTCCGTATAAAGCGGAAAACTTTCTTAAGGCACCTTCTTGATCGAAGGTTGCGTCCGTAGGTAGGACTCTCAACACATCCATCATCCATTTATGGACAGGATGCATGACCCTCTGAGTCCAATAGTCGACGATTGCTATAGATCTGACTTTCCCAGCAGGCTCCGGTAGGAGTGAAATCTTACCGGTGTGGTACGTCGTACCACTCTGTGCTACTTTCTTAGCACACTTTAGCGTTTTGTTAAATAACGCTATAGTGTCGGAGTCTCCTACGGCATTCGCCCATTCAAGTGGCCAATTTATTGGCGCACTCTCCCATGCGATTGTATCAAAGGGAGCACCAAGGATCCCGACCTGATGGTTGGGACCCGCGGTGTAAGGAATGAAGCGTTTGTCCGTTGGACTTACTTGTAATGCGGGCTTTCCTAGTTTGGTCCAAGCTGGACCAGCATAGGAAGCCACAATCCTCCAAAAGTCTTTTTCACAAAAGTTTTGGAATTCCAAAAATGTCCCCTCGTCCAGGATTGGATGAGGCCCCAGGACTGACTGCAAGTCAGAAACGGGATGGACACCTTGGAACACTTTGTACCCTGAGAACACCGTTCCCAGGATACGAATGGATACAAGATCTCCTTTAAGCACTCTAGCCCGTAGATTACGGGGGATGATGCGAGGGAGACCGCATGTAGCAAGTCCCACAGGAGTTCCGAGCAACCATGGGTTTTGCCCTGGCTGCTGCGCTAGCCTACGGTACATTAGAAATAATGTAACCTTCATACGCATAATAACGTATTGAGGACCGTGGTGTTCGAGCAGGGATATGTACGACTTAGTAATCGACCAAAGATCGACCTTGAGCGACTGTGTAGATGCCTTAGGGCCACCTGCTCTGTATGAGGCCATATGGCCCCAATACGGAATCAGGGTAGACAAAGTTTCCTTTGTCAACGGTACCGAGACGTCTCCATTTTCGTCTTTCTCACATAAACTGTTAAGGTGACTTACAGCCCAGTTCTTACCCTCATTCCAACCAGTTGGGTCCAACGGACCTGACCGGGGGGAATTTTGGTATTTGAACGGTGAGGGTGAAGATGCCTGATCTGAAGTCGGTGGTGTGTCCCCTGGCGACGCCAGGATAATGAGCGGACTATCTTGCGATAGAGCGACTCTTACCATCTTATTCATCTCTCTTTGAGAAATGTATAATATGGCCTGCCCACCAGGTGCAGGGTTTACGACGGCATAATAGCCAGCGGCGACCATGTCCCAATTTACTTTGGGAAATAGAACATGGTTGTCGTTTTGCCAAACGGATTGAGTAGCATGGAAATTTCTAACAAAAGTTTTCATGTGAAAGATTTCGTTGTTGACGGTCTCCTAGGTTGTTCCTCTCCGTGCTAGTCGTTGATTTGCACAAAGAGGGTCCTTAGGTTGCCCTGCGACGCTCCGTCGAGCTGCTTCCGGTTTCTCATCTAACACCTCGTGAGAGGGTAGGTGGTCCTCCTTCAGCTACAGTGGTCATTGACTACTGAGGTTTGTTGGGTTTTTCCACTTATGATTAGATAAAAGATCTGGGAGGAGGTCGCTATCCGTTAGAAATAACGAGATCCCGACCCATCTCCAGTACCTACCTCACAGGGGAAGGTGAAGCTTATTGTTTCACTTCCTCCAAACACACAGCCATGCCATAGGTGACCAATTCCTATGGTTCCCTTGGTAGGGACGCTCTAACTTATAGGCTATGTGACCCTCCTCACCCTTCACAGGGCGGAGAGCTCAGTGCGTTGAACGCAAAGTGCAGGAGTCCCCCAAACGTGTCGTTTGAGGGTAACCTCACATGTCACGGAGGCTAGATCGTGTGTTCGCTCTCGAAAGAGAGGTGTCGAAATAAATCCTACAGTTTGTTAAGACTGTAAAACTTAATTCCGGGAAGGACCCTTTTGAGGGACTGATTGACACATTTTCAGTCAGAGGAGTTCATCACTCC